CGTTAGGGCACTTTGTTCCTGGTCGTGTATACCTTTTATTACGCATATGAGAGAGAAACGGATTCGCATCCGCCCGTCTGTCTTACCAAGCACCGTGGAACGAGAGTTCTACAGTGATTCCGGTCTTTCAGACTTAGTTTGGCGCCAAGAAGTGGGTATAGGCCCCATCGAGTACATACGTGAAGACCCCGTTGCGAGCGATCGCAACAACGTCTTTCACAGTAAGAGTACTTATCAGTACTTGCCTGAAAGGCATTACATCGGCGGCCCTAACCCTTACGTTGCATTCCCTGATGGGTACAACGCAGAGGCACCAACTACTATTCCCTCATTCATCTCTTCACTTATTCCCCCAAATCCGCTAAATTGGAACAAACTTCCTACTTCATCAAAGTTTGGAATTATCCAGTTCTTTGCAGAACTTGACGAGACCTTACTGATGTTAAAGGATATCCGTTCCGTGGCATCATATGGAGGGGTACAATGGGGAATTCTCCCCTTTGTGTCTGAGATGAAAGCGTTATATGATACTGTATCCAAGGCGGCTACGACTGACCTATCGAAGATTCCCTACGAAGACGAATTGTCGGGTCAACTCTTTCGAGAAGTCCCATTCGGCTCTTCCGGCTATGCCGTGGAGGGTGAGTATACCTTACGGTATTCTGGACACGTCAGTTTAGACCATATAGATCCTATTTTGCGCATTTACGATCAAATTGGGTTTCACCCAACTATTTCGACTGCGTGGGATCTTGTACCACTCTCATTTGCCGTTGATTGGTTCCTCCCTGTCGGGAAGTACCTTGATGGGCTGAATGAGGATGGTTGGATACGTACGGCGTCATTCACTGGATGGAGAACTCTTAAGGCTACTTATCGGTACGGATATACGTCTACGACTGATGGTTGCTGCCCTTATTTGGGACCTGTAACTGTCTACTCGAGACATCTGCTCCGAGGTTACCTTTTAGAAACCTTCGATCCTCCTGTGTGGTCGAAAGACTACCAGATGATACGCCAAAGGCCCAAGACCGTCCTTTCAAAAGAAGAACGTGAGCACCAAAAGCTCATACGCCGACTAAAGCGTGAACTCGCAATTAAGAAGGCAAAGAAAGAAGGAACTTACAATCCTTGGGATTATGTCACGCAACGGGCGGATCCTGATGAGGATCTCATTAACCCGAACGCGTGGGTCCCTCCCTCTAACCAACAGTGGTTTAATACCCTGTATTTGGGCTTTCCGTCTTTTAAGAAACTCGTCACCGAAGGTGGTGGCAAGCGACGGTAAAATACACTGGTGGAGTGTCCCTCAAAATAAATGCAATGCCATGTCTCAATTTGATCCCATTGTCTCCGGCACCGTCACATTCACACCTGTGGATGATGGTGTTTACTCTGACAGCTCGGTTACGTTTCAGGATCCCCAGCACTTGATGAAGTTCAAGGGTGTATCCCAGAATCGGAGCGGCTCTCATTCCGGCTCTATTGTTTACAATAAGCAGGTTGAAGCCGTTAACCCCGTTACGGGCGCTACATCTTTGCCTACTATGAGTTTCGTATGTCAGGTTTCCCTGACGAAGGAATTCTCCGAGGCTGAGGTGAAAGATGCGATCCGCGCCGTTTATGACTGGTCCCTCGTGGCTGGTAATGTAGACAGATGGCTCAATGGTGCAAACTAGCTGAGCTTACCCCCCTTGTTACTATAGGGGCACCTTATGGACACAGTAATTTCCACAACCGCACCGGATTACCCGGTTTGTCGGCATAAGGAGAATGTACATACATCCGTGGTGATAAACCTGCTTAGGGTTTATGATAAGCTACTGCTTGATCTTGGTTTTTCACGACCTGTTCGAGATTATATTCGAAAGATGATTCGTACCAACGGTACGTCTTTCGTTACTCGGACTCTCCCATGCTTCGAGAAGCACCTTCTCAGGTGCATTGAGGCTGGAGCCTGGTCTCGGTATGATTTTCATACATACCAGACTTGCCCACTTAAAACCTGGGGTCCCAAGCGCTATACGCGTTGTTTCTGCGTTGAGCTTGAAGTAATCTTCGAATCCAGTAGTGATACTGAGATCGCCCGGGCCTTAGCCCGAGTCAGACAGGTTTGCAGCTACCTGTATAAACTGAGTCTTCCTTTTTCAAGTGAAGATTTGGACGCTGCTCTAGAAAAATTCATGAACACCGAACTTTCACTCAGTTATGATGATGGTTTTGCTGAACTCGTTCGCAAGACTGCGGAAACCAAATTTCCGACGGCATTCGGCCTTCGTCGTGAAGACGTACTCGCCAGTAATCGGTTTGGTCCAGGGTCAATGTCATACTCTGTGGCTACAAAGAATCAGGGGAAGGTTTCTCATTCGAGAGACTGGCTCTTTGATATCTACTACAATCACCGAGAAGCCCATCAAGATGTGAAGGACTATTTGGACGGTGTTGCTCCCGCTTCGTGTGAAGCCTACCTCGGTTTGTTTCGCTCGAGGCGTACCCGCTTGGATACTGGGAAGCGAAAGCATGTCAGAATAGACAAGCATAGCGATGACATCCCTGTGTCTGAAGTCCTTTTTGTTCCTAAGGACTCGAGAGGACCGCGTACTATTGTGCGTGAATCCCCCCACAACATCCGTGTTCAAATGGGCTTTTTTGATGAATTTCATAAAGCTCTTGAAAAGGATACGAGGGGTCGAGTTCAGTTTACTGAACAAGGAGTATTCCATGAACTTTCTAAAACGGCCAGCGAAACCCGAGATTTCTGTACGATTGACCTTAAAGATGCCAGCGATCGAGTTCACGCGCGCCTTGCGGCTCACGTGTTCCAGAATTGCCCAGCATTTAGGTTTGTCTATCAGAATCATCGAAGCAATTATGCTTCTTATCGGGGTGACGTTTTTGGTCTAACCAAATTGGCCGGTATGGGCTCTGGCATGACCTTCCCGGTCATGGCAGGGTTGATCTACGCTGCGATTCTCACCTATTGTGGCGATTACGTCGCTAACGATGTGTGGGTATACGGAGATGACATCATTTTACCTAGTGACCTTTATGAGGAGGCTATCGAAGCACTCCAACTTATTGGATTGCAGGTGAACTCCGACAAAAGTTATTATCGGAGCCATTTCCGCGAATCCTGTGGCGCAGATTGGTACGCTGGGCAACCGGTTAACCCAGTCCGCCTAAGGCTTGCTTTTACGCAGCTAAGGGCCTCAGGTTACCGGTTGACGTCAAAGTCGTGTGTAGCTTGGACCTTCCGTAGCTACCCGCCTCACTCCTGTGAGACACGACCTCAGCACAATAGCTTTGTGCTCAAGCTAGAAAGGCACTGTCGAGAATGTAGGAAGGCCGGCTTGTTTAAACTCGCCGACTATTATTATTCCCTTCTCGAGCAATTTCTCGGATGGCGTCTACCTCTGGGTAGAGGTGAAACACAATACCTATGTAGATATTGCGCAGACGACTGGACTTATCGTACAGACGGGGCAGGGGTTTACCCTCCCATCTACGCTTTTAAAGCCCGTCCGAGAAAGAGGCTGGTTCTATTCGGTCTCGACCGCTCTTTTGCAGCACACATAAACTTCGTCGAGGACGACGATTTTATCATCCCCGGAGTTTTTGAGTCTCGGACCCAGGTTGACTATGATCTAACAAATCAGCTAGATCTGGTGCTCTGTGACGTAAACTCCTATGCGCTTTTAGCATAAAACGGATTGGACAAGGTTTTTCTCACTTCTCGTAAGAGGAGATCAACGTGAGCTGATTGTGCTCATGGAAAATAACCATCTCGGTTACTTGCA